TTCTTCTCAATAAACTTCGCGTCGCCTTCAGTGGCATCAGCAAACGCAATCGCGCCCGTCTTCTTAACCTGATCCATAAACTTCGTGTCGACCTTACCGACCCCGTAGATTAACATATACGCTAACCTCATCTGTTCCAATTCAGATTCAAGGTCGGATAACGTGCGGTCGTATGCGTCAATTAAGGAAAGGACCTTCTCACAATCTCCCTGCTGCTCGTTGTTGTTGGGGAACCCTATCAGGGGACATTCCGAAAACATGTGCGGTAACGGGTTCTGCGGTTCGTCGGGGTCAAGGTCAAAGACGATATCGACCTGATTGTCTGAGGAAGTCTGCCGGAAAAAGGTTATCTGTTTGTTATCGTAGAACGCTGCTTTATAGATCTCGTCGTTCTTACCTTTGCCCGGAACCAGCTCTTTCCAATACCGTAACGCATACTCGGGCCGCTGGATATCGTTATCGTCTACGAGAAAATTTGGAAAAGGGCAGGTCATTACTACCCAAACACCCCTCAGAACAAACCATCAAAAAAATAACATGGGATGGATACAACACCCAAGGCGGACTTGCTTTTCAGAATTTGATTTTGTGGGGTAGGAGGGTGCCGGGTGGAAAAATTACTTACAGTAAATAAATTTCCATATCGTTTTGCCTCCATGATCCATACCAATCAATAAGGAATAGCCAATCCCGTTTAGTAAAATAGGCATCGAACTTACGCTTATCAGTATGCGCATCTCCGAAGCACCGACGATACATCTCATATGCAATAGTCTCAGCTTGCCATTCTTTCTTCAACTCATCACTGATCAGACCTGATGACTTCTCAAACATCTCTAACTCAAACTGCATGGCGTGCCCCATTTCATGGAATATTGTTTTATATGGATGTTTTGATTTGCCAAGCGCTATCAATCCATTATTCCCATCGCAGTAACCGCCACAATTCAACTTGGTGTTGATTAATTCATATCCGCAAAGTTCACCAACCAATGACGGAAGATCGGCAGACAACAATTTGTTCTTGTGAAATTTGGCCACATAAGAATTAATAAATTGATTGATCTTAGGTGTTAAAAGTAGTGGGCTTACTTCATGGTGAATTTTCATAATCAACTCCTTATCGGTTTATTATTCTCATTTAACTGATATTCAACCTGGCCGATCAGCAGATCCTTTGCCGAAACAATGACCAGCGCCTTTGCAATTCGCTTGGCGTTCAGAACAGACATTGTTCATTTGTACTCCATGATTTGGTAAATGGCACGTCTATTAATCCCTGTCATTCTTCCAAGTATGGCTGCGTTAATTTCCCGTACGGCCATAGCTTTTTTAATCTGTTCTGCGTGGTCGGGCATAGTCATGAATCGATTCGTTTAATATCAACAACTTTAACCGTCTTATGGGTAGAAACCTGCATACGCACCATTCCTTCCGGATTTCTATCTTTCATATTCTCCAATCCGATGGCATCTTTGAAAAAATCCACTTTCAGTAATTCATCTATATTTACGCCTTTGTTCATTTCTTCAATCTCTTCCGGCGTCATGCTGTTAACCAGTTCCATAGCAAGATAAAAGGCTTTTGCATTGTCGAAATCTTCCTGCGTAAGAACATTCTCCCCGCATTTAGGACATGATACATTAAGCCAATCTTTTAGCTGATCGTGCGTAACTGTTTTATCGTCCCAGTCACAATTTGGATTGTCACAAATAATCCCTGTTTCTTTAAATTCTACGTTCATGATTTCTTGGTTTGTTTAAGTAATTCTTCATACTTCTGCTTGTATTCCTCGTAAGGCTCCGTGATGGGCTTTAATTGACGCACCAATGCGTCGTTTAAGCGCTGGCTGCTTTTACCGTCAACCGGATAAACCAAGTCGGCTATTTTTTCGGATAGGGTGGGGATGGTTACTGGCATGGCTGATATCCTAAATCGGTGAATACTTTAACAATTTGAAAAGGGCTGCACGGTAAGAGCTGGTAGTTCCCCTTTCTTAAATACATCATATCCCCATCAGGATAGATCAAAAGCTCTGAATTGCCGGACGGTTCAAACCCGAAAAGTTTGATAACCTTTGGCGCTTTTACGATGTACTGAAATTCTCCGCCAGTCAGTGATTCATACACCTGCTTGCAGTGGGCTTCGTTTTCTACTAATTCTGATAGCTGTTGCATCTGTGAGTTTTGTATGAGGTTGTAAGAATAACTTCTGATGCTTTTACAATCCTTCCAAAAGAACTTAGTGGAATTTTTAAAAGGTTGGCATAAACTACTTCCGGCTTCTGGTCAGGGTGTGCTTTGGTAACAATTCCTGTTGTAAAGCATATCTCCCTGGGAAGGTCCGATAAATACACTTTCACTTTTTCGCCTACTTTATAGGGCTTAGCTGGGTCTGTTCTGATCATTTTTTCTTAATTGATTTGTTATAGTACTACTCCGTCAGGGTCTGGTATTGAAATTCCCAATCTTATTTTGGCATCCATTCGCACCAGGTCTATATATTCCCATATCTGCTCATGTGTCATATCTGTTGTTGTAAGCCTGGCTTCGTCAATAAACTTCACTTTCGGGATATGACGGTGCTTGTAGACTTCATGCAGGTAAGTTGGATCTTCGCCTGTGAATTCTGAGATGTAGGCCATGACCACGCCCCAATAAAATTTATTCTCTTGCAAAGACCGTCCGCGTGAACGCTTTTTGATTTTAATAACCTGCTCCCCTTTGCAGTTTTTCAGAATTGCGTACAATGCTTGTTTTTCAAGGGGATTGTCCATGTTTATTACCAGATCCGTCATTTCTTTTTATGTTTATCTAAAACCTCGTCTCTTCCCAGGTTTTATTTTTGTATTTATACATAATAAACTCAAACGGAAACTTGGCGGCAGCGGCTTTAATCTTAACCAAGGCGTCATCCGTTACATACGTTCCTTTAACTTCATGTATTTGAAGTGCAAGGTCTTTTGTTAAAACCATAAAGTCCGGGCTGTAAAAGAGGTTATTTCCTAAGCGCAGATTTATCGGCTCGAACTCGTACCAGACAATTTCTCCGGCTCTCTTAAGTAATTCCAGTCTGTCAGAGTATCTCCTTTCAGTCTGGTTCATTTGGCCGGATTTGAGGCGTCCAAGGGCCTGATATGGTAATTTCATGAGCTAGAATAGTTTCTTTTGAATATGTCTAAACATTTTACTGTTGGCAGCTTTGACAAAATCTTTTTTAATCTCAAAGCCATATGCCTGACGATCGCATTGAACAGCGGCTAATAAAGTGGAGCCGCTTCCAGCACAAGGGTCAATAATCACATCGCCTTTGTCTGTAAAGATTTCAATCAAATTTTCAAGGGTTTTGATTGGTTTTTGTGTAGGATGTATCTTTTCGACTGAACTGTCTTTTTGCCAATCAAAACAGTTGAAAACCATCTTGCCGTAATTATTAAACTTTGGCAACTTATCTCTATAAAGTATTACCGCGTATTCGCAATTGCCAACCACTCTCATATTGGCTTTTAATACTTGGGCAGAAAAGTTTTTACGGAATACAAGATTTATGTATCGGTTAAGACCATACTTAGGAGCTTTCTGAATCAATTCAAACTGTTGTTCAAATTCACAAAATACGATCATGCAAGGGTTTTCCCTGACTCTTTTGGCTCCTTAATAAGCATAGTAGAGCAAAAATGAAGAAATTCGGAAATTTTAAAATCCTTATCTGTGTCAAAGAATTCTTTGTTTGCCAAATTACTTTCGCCGTTAGCGCTATCGCCACCGACGTACCATGACGGGTTAGATCCGTAAGCATCTTTCCCTATATTATATGGAATATCAGCGATTATAAGCTGAGCTTTTGGAATATTGTATCTTTTGAAATTTTGAAAGTGATCATTATACAAATGAGGCACATATTTTTCGTGTGTTTTTGTTACGCGATCAGGGTTGAATAAATCCATTTTAATTTTCGCTTAGGTTATCAGTTAATTTTAATCTGCTTTTCGTAAATCCTCTTTCCTTACTTAGTTTTGGATTGGCTTCAATCCAGGTATGCCCTTCACCGGAAACTGCTAACCAGGTTGAAGTGTCGTTAAGGTATTTACCCCGGCCACGCATATGGTGCACTTGATCACTTCTTAAATCCGGTAAAACTGCGCAAAACAAATTCTCTGGTTTTTGTAAAAACTCAATTCTAAGTTTCCTGTAAATG